CGGGGCTGTGGTAGGCGTTTCAAACATGTTGAAACGTAATGAGGTTAGACAATAACGACATCCATAGCAGTACACCTGACTGAAGGTATTTCGAAATAGAATACCTGATAGCGCGTACGATCAGGCGCTGCAAGCAGGGCGCTGAAGTGGCTCTGCGTGTAGTTAAGAGTGGATAGTAGGCGGCCACTGTTGTTGGCACTCCCAACAATCCGCAGCTGCAACGAGTCGACGAGCGCACCATCAGATGGCGGCACATATAAATACCCATTGCTATCTACGTTAACCGCTACATCAGGATCTCGAGACGCCCAAGATTGGCGAAGGAGCCGATAATCACCTAGAGGCTTCTGCCTCAAGGAGTCGTCATTCTGCCCCTGACGAGGTGCGGGAAGAGCAAGGAGAATGATTTTCGCTCCCTGAATTAGAAAGTTTGTCTCCTCCTGGTATGAGGGCGCGGCTGTGAAATCCGCCGTACTCCAGAGGAATGAGACGTACTCAAACCCCTCGCGCTCGACCCAACCCATGTCCTCAGGGGACATGATTGAGGTGACGGCGCCAGGCGAACCCGCTCCCAAATAATTTGCGTGCGGCGCCCAGAAAGAGTCCTGGGCAGCCAAAGCAGCCTTCAGCTCCGCTCCTGACATCTCGCGAGATAGAAGCGTGTTAGATATAGTCTTCATGAAATCCTCCTGTTAGACTTTTGAGTGAGATAAGCTATTCACGGCACCATCGCGTCACATCGGAGAGATTTATAGGAATGCACTCATCAACAATAATAGAGTACAACTCCGTGGTAGAGCCTGAATTCCTATGCTCGGCAAAATAGCTCTGAAGATTGGACACAACACAATCCTCCACCTTCTGCGAGCATTCTTTCATCACATCTCGCAACTCAGTGGACATAATCGCGTAAGTTTGTGCGCCGCATACCTGCGCTACTTGCGCCAAATAAGAGGAAGTTAAATCCTCATCCAGGTTAACGTGCGATACAATACAAGTGGTGGTGGAGCCCGCGAGCGCTACCGCTTCAGGATATAGAGCACGTGCGGGATTGGTGCTCGCGCATCCACTTGACATGCCGATGATGATGAGCAGAGCACCGGTCGTGGCGAGAGCGAGCGACACCCACGCTCTCAATGGCGAGAGAAGTCCTCTCCGAACCAGCCTTTTAAGAGACTTGAGAAGCGAGCGAATTCTTACTGCAAAGTGTTCCATGATTTCTCCTTACGCTCTATAAAGAGCAGAGTTGATGAAGACAAACATGCCGTGGTAAAACGGTCGTAAGTAAGGCTTCATCCAATTTGGGTTGTGGGCATACAAATTACTTAAAGTAGGAGTGTACCCCTTGGTTTCGGCTGACTTTATTAGGTTGTTAGTGTTGCCTCCTCCCGCTCCGTATACCATGCTAGCCAGCACCACATGATCTCTAGAGAACATCGAAGGATCGCCAATGACCTTCTTAATTGAGAGGAGGTGACGAGCACGAGCGAGAGCGCGAGTGTACGCATGAACTGTGACGGCAAGTTGCTCCGCGACATGATCGGCCGATCGCATCCACGCGTAAGACATATCTGGGCGACTGGCCATGTATTTAGGATTAGCCTCGGCGAAAGTTTGGTAGACTGACTTGCCCACTTGACCTAGACCGCAATAGCCAGTGCTCGATACGGCAGTTGGATTTCCACCCGACTCCTTGTGAATGATAGCCGCGACAAGAGAGGCGCACAGCTCCTTACTCTTGATGGAAGTGTTACGATACTCCGCGACAGCCGTTTCGTTCAAGGCTTCTATTATTGATCCATTCTCAACAAGAGCTAGCACCTTCGTTTTTGGTTTTGAAGGGCTAGTGACGAGGGAACTCAGCTCATCTTCGGTGGAAGGGCTATCTGAGAAATCTTCTTCTGGGGTGTCTGAGGGCTCCCCGTCTGCTACGGAATCTGTCTCTCCTTTTCCTTTCCCAACTTGACCAGTGGTGAAGAAGTGGTCGCCGAATTCGGAGCTAAGAGCTGGCTCTAGCACGTCTTGCCAACTCAAGCCTTTGCTTTTCATGTAGCTCCTCAACATTTGGAACTCACTTTTAGCAGCGTTATGGTACGCAGAAACAGCCAGAGATGAACCCAGTAAAACTCTCAGGTAATTCAGCTGGCTGGCTAATCCTGCGTCGTCACGGTATGAAAACGCGTAGATGTTCGCAAGGGTTGGCGCAGACTTTCCGAGCACCGCGTTGAGGGCTTCCTGCATTTGTGGAGAACCACCCATAGAGGTGGCCAGACTCGTGGCCTCAACGAGATCCAGGGAGTGGGTAGCGGAAGTTACGCTAGGCTCCAAGTCGTAAGCAGGTTGCAGATAGTCCGGAAGGTTTGTTTTGTTGGTGAGAAGAACCAGTCTATCCCACCTGTAGAGCTGACCTCCTCTCCCCGAGACGAGACAGTATTTCAGCACCTTCTGTAGTTCCTCCCCAGGGGCTTCGATAACAGGCGTCTTGATTATTATTAGATGACCGTTAAAGGATAGCTGGAAAGGAATCCCCTCAATTTTGTTTAGCAGGCTTACTCTGGTGTAAACAGGCATCTGGAGAGTCATCGAGGATCTGAGTCCTCCAATTGCCTCCGTGACATAGGATCGAAGCCAGGGTATTTCCTGGTCTGTGATTAGGATTGTGCGTTCAATAGTCATTGATCGGCTCCTTCCTCGCCCTCGGCATCCAAGGGAGGGAGTTCGGCGTCCGCGGCTTGCGCAGCATCATCTGAATTATCCTCTGCTTTGCCTCGCGTATCTGATGCGTCATCCCTGTCTTCCCTATCCTCCTGGGCGCTCGCTTCCATGAGGTAATCCAACGCTACCTTCGCGAACTCAAGAGGTGGGCCTCCTTCAGTGTCGAATAGCGTGAAGAGATCGCGCTCGTCATTGAGTGAACCAACAGTGCGACCTCCCGATATGTCAACCTCTGACTGCATCCGTCCCAGAGAGGTCAATACCTCCTCGGACAGGCCCATAGCCTCGCCAAATGCCAAAGCTCTCGCTCCCTGACCCAGAGGACTTTGGGCGTAGATGATATCATAGCTCGCCTCCTTGGCCGATTTCCCAACCTTCGCCGAGTATGGAGAGAAGATAAAAGGAGCTCTGTAAGTCACGAGATGCTCCGCTAGCGACTCGATGACAGGGAGAGCGTCAGCTTCCAGCCTTGAGAGACTAAAAGCAGGGACGAGAAGCTGCTTTCCTTCGTACTCAAGCTGCAGCGACTTAGCATCCTTCGCGTGCAGGATGAAGTTAGCCGTAACGCTAAACGTGTTGACCAGCGTATATTGATCGAAAGAGGTAAGCGCCACCTCGTAAGCCAGCGCTAACCAGGGATCGCCCATAAATAATATCATAGTGTCCTCCTTTATCTCCCCAGGTTCGCGTAGACCATTGCCAAAACGTCTTCGCGACGTGAGAGCAGCTTGCGCCACAGATCCGTAGTGCCTGTCATCTCGCCAATGAGGGAAGCTGCGAGACCCAATTGAAGAACAGCACGAGCCGCCTCATGCGTAAGACGCCGTTGTGAGGGACGAGAAAATTCCGAACCTTTCATGACCTGCGCGGCTGCCCGCTGAACAACTTCCGTTTTGCTTACGGCGAGTAGCGCGCTGAGCGGAAGCAGGGACATGCGCGTTTTGATGGCCTCGCTCAGATCCGACTCCAGGAGGAGGTTGATGTGATCAGCGACGACACAAAAGTGACGCGTATTCATCATGTCGTGAAACATGAAAGCTTCAACCTCGGACGGAATGCTCAGTACTTCAGACAGCGAGGTTTCGCCTGCGGCATCGACCTCTTGTCCCACGTCGTTGGTAAACGTGAAAGTGGCAGAAAGCTTCACATTTCCTATGGACTTAGGCGTGCCCAACTCCCTCATCTGCACATAAGCGCTGGAACCTATGAGTGTAGAAAGAGAAGTTACGCCGAAAGGCTGTTTTGTTCCCTTCTTTTCTGGAGCCCCTAGCAGCATCCACTTGGGATGAGTAGATATAAGCATGGTGTCCGCGAGTGTGATTGACGTAGGCAGCGCGGCAAGAACAGGATAGGACTGGGGAAGAGGCGATTTCATGAATTCAACCTCGCCCGAGCCGCAGTTTACGTTGTTCGTATAGCTCAAGTAAAGAGCAAGCAGAGAGATAGGTACTTCATGCCCGTTGATAGAGGCTGTTTGCGATATCTCATTTCTTCCTTTGAACTCATTGAAACCAACCGTCTTTATATCGATAAACTGGGAGGAAGGAGCGAGCTCTGAGATTAGCAACTCGAAGCTTTGACGGATGTGCTCCTCGAGCGACACTTCATTAAGAACGGTTGCGCAGGCGGCGCCCGACGCGCTGAGGCGCGAGGCTGCCGTCTTAAGAATTCCGAAGCCGGCTTCCTCAATTTTGAGGGTGCCGGGAAAGAGCATATCAAAGCTCATCTTGTCGTAGAGCTTGCCATCAAAGGTGGGCGTCTTGAGAGCAGGCGTGATCGCGATCATCTTGAGCTCGTTTGTTCTCTCAGTTGAGAGAGGAAGCACGGAAAACCAATCGCAGACGTCCTCGTTGCTGACAGTTGTAATCTTTCCATCAACTCTTGCAAACAGATCGAGAGCTTTAGAGATAGCGTTTTCATCAGCGAAAGGCAAATAGGATACCACGCCATCAATCTCTGCGGCGAGCCGGGCATCATCTGAAAGCGCCTCGAGTAGGATATTACCATACGAAAGGAGCTCCAGCAGGCCAGCTTCCTGCTCCGCGAGGCGCCCCAAGTTTCGATTATGCGCGAAAGAAGTTGTGAGTTCTAATGCTCTCTCCAGATAGTCGACGTTGACTTGCGCTAGACGCCAGCTCTTCCGAACCCTTTCCATGCACTCGGCAATCTTGGGACCGAGAATCGCTGCGTTCATTTGGGTGGGAACGGATCCTAACGGCTCGAACCAATTGTCCATGGTTGACTCGATAGAGGCACGGGTTGCCTCCCTGAGAATGTCTTTCTTTGAGGCGAATAACTGCAAGCTTCGCTTCGGAAATAGAATGGTAATCTCATCATTTATGAAGCCGAGTTTGTGAAGGATGTGGGACATCATTACAGAGTAGAGCTCGTTGTCTGCAGCTGCCTGGCTCACCGCCTTCAAAGCGGAACGATAAGATCTCATGGAGAAGAGAGGATTACCCTTCTTAAAGGTCTTTAAGGCTGCAACTGATTGCAGAAGCTTGATAGGTATCTCATAGTCCGTAGCAAGCATCATGAAGCTGTTCATCTCGGTAGATGTCATGTCAGCTACTACATAGGGAAAATACGACGAAACTGCTTCGCCGTTAGACAGCGCGCGAGCTGAGTAGCCAAGTGCGTCTCGCATTACGAGCCAACGGAGATTAATGGAATACATGCTGTTTAGGGTAAATTGCATTTTGCAATCCTTTCTTGAATAGTCTACCTTTGGTAGGTTTATTCAGAATCTATCATTACTCGGAGATCATTGAAACCATAGGGTTGGCTGAGGGCCAACGAGCCAGCTACCCTCTGTGCGTCTGCGTCAACCTGGTGCTCCATGAATCTAGACTCAACGTCGGACACAAAGCCGGTGTCGAACTTGAACTCTCTTGATTTCCTATCCGCGGCTCGGGACATAGCAGTGAACGTAGCCTTCCGCGACATAGTGACATCCATCACTTTGGCAGCAGCAGTCACTGAACCAGACAGAGATTTGAAGAGCACGTCTGATTTGTCGTCAACTCCCTGAGGGTTGTAAGTGGCAACGACAGTAGCGCCTGCTCGAGCAATCATGTTCGAAAAAGCGGTCAGCCACAAGTTGAGGTTCATACTGATGCCTCCTTGCATAGCTGCGCCAGCCAAGTGACTGAGAGATTTGAACGAGTCAACGAGCAGTATATGATCACGATAAAGTGTCAGGGCAGCGTTGAGGAAGCCAAAGAACTCTCCGGCGTCTGTTGATGCCTCAGGCTCAGGCTCACCCCACGGGATAAACAGATGTTTATCATACTGCTTCGCAATATAGCGTAAGAGCGTGGTCTTTCCGGCGCCAGAGCCACCAATGATGAGTGTTAAGCCGGTAGGGAGAGCGAACTGATCTCCTTCGCCTATAGCGAATTGACTCTCGTACTCAAATCGAGGGCTGTCGTCAGAGTCGAGATCCGGCCCCAGGGGCGATTTCGGATCGGACGCCTTAGCGAGAGCTTCCTCCATGCGGCGCACTGCCGCAGCACTCAGCATCTTATCGTACCTGGAAGAGGAAACAAAGTCGTGATTGCTCTGCCCTACTTTTTCAACCACATAAGGGTAGAAACCCGCCTTGTTAAATCTAGACGCATCACCTACCGCGCCTGTAGTGTGTTGTTTCATGTTCATGTCAAAATACACGATCATACTCTCTCACTTTCTCCATGCTTTAACGATGGACTCGACCTCATCGGCCGGAATGGTGATAAAAATTGTGTCCAACAAATCAGGGGACACGCTACCAGGATCCAATTTGTAGTGAATAGCATCGGGGTTAGCCACGAACGTTCTGTCAGCCCAATTTGTCATGATCATACCCGTAGGCGCGGCTTGGCGAGGCGTTAAGTCATCGATAGTCTGACCGAGAAATTTGCGCGCCGTGTCTTGAAGGAGCCTATCCACTTCTGTGAAAAGTGGATGAAGTGCGTAGAAAGACTTCTTCTCCCAGTAGCCAAACGCATAGTTGCGATTGAACCTACTGTCAATCCCTCTCTCTCGCCCGAACGTGTTCAGTAAGAAGGATCTAATGTTCGGAAAAGCCAAAACCTGCCCTCTCTGCTTAACCATCAAGTTGCCCAGGAAAGACGCGGGTCTCTCAACTCCTACTTCGAAATAAGGATGCTGATCCTCTTCCAAGTAAGCGGTGACTCTACTAAGGTCCATTTCGTTTGTGAGCCCTAAAATAAAGTCATCTCCTGAATTTGCGACAGACACATCCGGATGCGTGTTGTCCATAACCGCCTGCAAATCGTCTACAGACATCAATCCAAGATCGAGCAACGGCACCAGGTCAACGAACAAACCTATAATCTTCCCTACATCAGATACAGGCGGTATGCCACTTGGAAATCCGTACCAAGAGTAGTAATTGTCATTATTAGTGGGATCGGCGAGCCATTTGTGGCGACCTGCTCCTCCAACTCTGTCTTCGTTCACCAACATGGGGCAACCAACACATGCTTTAAACAGCTCGACAACGGCATCATCCCAGTCTTCAGACAGGCGTTCGAATATCAAATCGACTAGGAAGGAAGGCATATTTTGATCGAAGTTGGACACATCCCCAGCTACGATGTAAGGATGATTGGATAGCTTTCTAGCGATCTCCCAAGGAGTAGTGTGATGCCAGCAAGCTCGCCGAATGGCGTGCTGCCGGTAGCCTGAGAAAATCATCTGCCCAAATATGCCATAGCTGGCTGAAAAAGCGATCGCAAGGCGCACACGCTGAGCGAAAAAGCCGTCGAATTCCGTTGTTTTGTCGGCGACTGTTTCGACACCTTCAAACGTCATAACTGGTCTGTCCTTCGCTTTCCACGAACCGCCGGGTTCTTTCTCAATCTTATCGGTTGACTGGTACCGGCGCGTGATTGCGCTCATCATGCTGAGCCCGTATTTTTCGTGTAGTTCAAACCACCTCCTATCTCTCATCATTGGTTTGATGGCATCAGCTTTCAGCTTAAATAGATGCGCATAGTTCATCTTTACCGTTGGATCGAAACTAAACAAAGGTAAACCTGTGCTCGATCCCTTGTTTATTCGTGCAGCCGCGGGAGACCACTCTCGAAAGTACGCGTCGCAAATTAGCTGAAATAGTTTCTTGTGATCTGGATCCACGAACTCGTTCGACCGAGGTCGAACCCCAAGTCTTGGGATGCCAAGTGGATTCATCTTGTAGCCGGAAATGTGTCTGAGAGACGTCCACCTTCCAGGAGAATAGGGAGGAAGAAGAAGTCCCCCTTCATCTCCGGATAGTCCGAAAGTATCTTCACATCGGTCCGACAAAGCGCCGAGGAACGCTAGAAAATCAGGAGAGTTTGAGGGAATATCAGGTAGGATTAGGTTGCCTCTATTTCGGGGTATTAAGTTTATGTACTTATGGAATCCCCGTGTGTTGATAGTGTACTCGTTGGTGGATTCGATCATATTAGCCCCTCCCATCCTGAAAGAACCACAGGAAGTTTCTGCCCTCTACCATTACCTCAGCTAAGTCTGCAAGTTCACTGCGAGTGACAATCATAGCTCGTTGGGCACTGTAGAGCGCTAAGACGTTCAGTTCTTCATCAGAAATAAAGTCCTGAGCTGTTTTCACGAACTGCTTACACAACTCATCAAACTGAGCCCTACTCATTATGAGTGATACGCACCCCTCGCCTCCTCGTCCTCGAGTAAGTACGTGTTGTTCGTGTTTCGTTCCTACTTGTACGCACACAAGAATGAAATTGCCTTTGAAGAAAGTTTTAGTCCTATTCATCATAGCGCCCACCGTCGAGTCCTTTCTTTATTGCTCGGAGATAGGTCCGACGTTTGCAATTCGTCTTTTAAAGTCATAGCGTTAAAACTCCTTTCCGGGCGCCCGAGAAGGAGCGGGCACTTCGCAGCTGTCTTTAAAGACCATAGCTTGCAACACAAGATCGTGCAGCTCTGCCACCTCGTGAGGAAGGAGCAATAGAGAGTGCGATCCGTCGTGTACTTCTACAACCCCGAAGTGAGTTTGCTCTAGCCACTCAGCATTCAGGCTGCTAACAACATCCTCAAATTGCAATGCGTTTAAAGCAACAGATCTAAAAGCCTGCCCTCCGAGTTTATGTGTAATGAGATGGCACTCAATCAGAGAGTGAACGGACACGCTTGTCATGATAAATTGCTCATTCTCAAAAACTTGACAGTTCTCTAACATATCAGACCTCCCCGATAAAGCCGCTTTTGCGGGCGTAGTCATCGACCTTGACTTCCGTCTCTCTGACAACTGTCGTAACATTATCAACAAGGCGCCTGAAATCAACGCCTGCGCAGCACGAATATGCTGCGAGCAGCTCTGTCATGCTGTCAACTTCCGCAAAGTCTCGACAGCGAATGGCTTGCTTGCGAGCTCTCTTGATCTCTCGCATCATGTACAATTCTCTTTCAGCTAAATCGATCAGTTGTGATGGAGTATAGTCTAGAGATCTCCTTTGCAACTTCCATCTTCCGGCTAAATCCTGCGCGTTTCGAACAGGGTTGAAGAGTACAATAATTGTACTCGGATGGTTGTTTAGAAAACTGTCCTCACTCCACATTGGGTGAGGGTGCACGAGGGTAACTCTCGCCCCTCCTTGTTCAAACAATCTGAGAGCGTAAGCATCCCAGATGTGCTTAGGAACGTAGTTCCATCGTTCCGTTAGTGCGTAAAACACATCATCTTCCACAACGTGATGATATCCGTCATTAACGGCGTTGAGAAGTGTGGTTTTGCCACACGTACTGGGTGCAATCACCAAAACTCTGTTCAGGCGTGCACTGTTTCTGACTTTCGAGACTTGTCTTCTAGACATCTCGTCCTCCTTGGCGCTCTGCGCCTTTGCATCATGGGATGCAGTTTGCGAAGCCCTCGCCCATGGAAAGCTTCTCGCAACACAAGCGTTGCGTGGCCCTACGTTACACAAGCAAACCCGATGCTCGTTTCGCGGTGAGAACTCGAATGAGTTCAAGAACTGGGCCATGAAGTTC